GGTGATGTAGAGCAGGAGAACTTAGAGTATTCTGGTTTATCGCAATACGTCACTACACAGTTTCGAAGGTCAAAAGACCATAGGCAGCAAGATGAAGAGCGTTGGTTGTCCTCTTATCGAAATTACCGAGGCATTTATGGCCCAGAAGTACAGTTTACTGAAACTGAGAAGTCACAGGCATTCGTTAAGATCACCAAAACTAAGGTTTTAGCTGCATATGCACAGATGACAGACGTTTTATTTGCAGGATCTAAGTTTCCTATAGGTATGGAAGCTCGTAGATACCCAAATAACGTAGCTGATAGCGTACATTTTGACCCAAATGCTCTTACAGATGAAAAAGTTAAAGAAAAAACGCAAGTTGAGTACAAAGTACCACGAAATATTGTCCGACCAGAGATTGCAAGAGACTTAGGGCTATACCAAGACAAATTAGAGCCGATTAAAGATGATTTAGAGGCAGGTGCAGGGACTAATCCAGGTTCTATCACGTATGAGCCAGCAAAACGTGCTGCACAACTGATGGAAAAGAAGATGCACGACCAGTTGGAAGAAACCAACGCCGATAAGCATCTACGATCTGCTGCTTTTGAGTGTGCATTGTTTGGTACAGGTATTATCAAAGGGCCATTTGCCTATGATAAGGAATATCCACGTTGGGATAGTGAAGGTAACTACGATCCTATCATAGAAACCGTACCAAAGATTGAATATGTAAGCATATGGGATATGTATCCTGATCCAGACGCTAGAAACATGTCAGAATCAGAATATGTAGTGCAGCGTCACCGTTTAAGCCGTTCTCAGCTAAGAAACCTAAAGAAAAGACCACATTTTAGGGAAGAAAGCTTAGAATTGGCTATAGAATATGGTGCTAACTACAGTCGAGAGTACTGGGAAGATACCTTAGAAGATCATAACCAATCAGACAGTATTGAGCGCTTTGAGGTCATAGAATACTGGGGTATAATGGATGCTGATTTAGCAGAAGATGCTGATTTAGATATACCAAAAGAATTAAAGGATCGTGACCAAGTACAGGTAAATGTATGGGTATGTAACGGTCAAATATTACGATTAGTCTTAAATCCATTTACACCAAGCCGTATTCCATTCTGTGCCGTACCTTACGAGCTAAACCCTTATGGATTATTTGGTATTGGTGTTGCTGAAAACATGATGGACACCCAACTTCTTATGAATGGGTTTATGCGAATGAGTGTGGATAATGCTGCACTATCAGGCAACCTGTTGATTGAGATTGATGAAACTAATCTAGTACCTGGACAAGACTTATCTGTATATCCTGGTAAGGTCTTCCGCAGACAAGCAGGAGCGCCTGGTCAAGCTATCTTCGGCACGAAGTTCCCGAATGTATCTAATGAGTTACTGATGATGTTTGATAAAGCCCGTCAGCTATCAGATGAGAGTACAGGCATTCCGTCTTTTTCACACGGGCAAACAGGTATTACAGGTGTAGGTCGTACAGCGTCTGGTATGAGTATGTTGATGGGTGCTGCGGCTCAAGGTATTAAGACAGTGGTACGAAACGTAGATGATTATCTACTAACACCATTAGGTAAATCCTTGTTTAACTTTAACATGCAATTTAACTTCGACAAGCAATTTGCTAATGGAGATCTTGAAGTAAAAGCTAGAGGCACAGAAAGCTTGATGCGGAATGAAATCCGTAGTCAGCGCCTATTACAGTTTTTGCAAATGACGCAGAACCAACAAATGGCCCCGTTTGTTAAATATGATTATGTACTTCGTGAGTTGGCAGCATCAATGGATCTAGATGAAGATAAGATTCTGAACGACCAACGTGAGGCGATTATACAAGCTAAGATGATGGCTGAGATACAAGCGATGATGCCACCCCCTCCACCGCAAGCTGCTCCTGCTGAAGGCGCACCTAATCCTAGTGATCCTACAGGTAATGGTGGTGGAAATATAGCACCAGGAGCAGCACCTGAACCAGGCGCACCAGGATTTACTGGAGCAGGTGGCGGTGACAATGGTGGCAATGAACCAGCGCCTACTAATGCCCCACCACAACCACCAGTACAATAATAGCTAACCACTAAGTATTCCAATTTACTGGAACACTGGAACGGTTACCCCCCCTACATCACTATAATTAAACAATAGGGTTAATACACCTATGGATAAACAACTGTATCGTGCGCTGCTTATGTTGGTGAACGATAAGAAATCAATGGAACTTCTAATTGAATATGCAGAAGCAAAAATAGCACTGCACCATAAACAACTAGAATCCTCAAAAGATCACCACGACATTCTAAGAATACAAGGCGCTATTGCTGAGTTGCGTAGATTTAAAACACTTCGTGACGAAGTAATTAAGGGGGCAGAATAATGAATACGGATGATAAAAAAACAGGTTTTGCGCTGGGCGGTTTAGCCACGGCTAACAAAGGCATCACAACAAAAGAGGGTGAAGAAATGGCTAAAGAAAAAACACAATTAGACCGTAAAAAAGCTGACAAAAACGGCGATGGTAAATTGAGTAAATATGAAGAAGTTACAGGCGAAGCCATACAAAAAGCTATAAAAGATGACGAGCTTATCGAGATGTCTCATGGCGGTATGACCTGTGACGGAATGATGTCTGATCCATATTCTGGAAACGATATTCCAATGGGTTCAAGTGCTGAAAATGTACGGGACGATATCGAGGTAATGATCTCTGAAGGTGAGTATGTACTCCCTGCAAACGTAGTTAAATGGCACGGTCTAAAATATATCATGGGTATGCAATCAGAAGCTGAGATGGGCTTGATGAGCATGTATGATACTGGGCTGATCCAATACACAGATGAGGAAGATGCTTCAGAACCTGAAGAGGCTGAAGTAGTTCAAGGCGATACTCCTGAAGAGGAGATCGAAGTCGAAGTCGCTGCTGTAAAAGTAGACGACAAATTAGATGATGATGAGGAAGTTGAGGAGAGCTACCCACGCACATCTAACTTACCAGGTGTAATGCAGAAAAAGAATTTCGCATTTATATCCTAATTAAGGGCTACTCGCTTTATGCGACCCCCATGAGGCAATAATGGCAAAATATCGAAGACTAGAAGAAGAAGACAATGGTCTATCTTATGCAGAAGAGTTTGAAGCTCAAAATCCTGCAAAAGAGGCTGAAGTAGTTCAAGGCGAAGATACAACATATAAAAAACGATATGGTGATCTCCGACGACACTCCCAAAACCAAATACAACAAAAGGATCAAGAGCTTCAGCAAATTAAAGCTCAATTAGATCAGGCTGCAAAAGGTCAGATCAAGTTTCCTAAGACAGATGAAGAGATTGAAGTCTGGTCTAAAAAATATCCTGATGTAGCAAAGATTGTGGATAGCATCGCACGTAAGAGAGCTAATGAAGCACTTGAAGAGGGCGAGAAGCGTATGGAAGGATTACGCCAGTTAGAAACTAAGCTTACTAAAAAAGAAGCTGAACAAGAACTTCTGAAGATGCATCCTGACTTTGGTGAAATTAGGTTAAATCAAGATTTTCATGATTGGGTATCAGAGCAAACTATTGATACCCAAAATGCTCTGTATAAAAACAATTCTGATGCTAGATCAGCTTCTCGTGCTATTGACTTATATAAATATGATATGAGTAAATCTAATACGAAAACTAAGTCAAAATCAGCAGCACATGCAGTAGGTAGAACTTCAACTTCTGCGCCAACTTCTGGTGGTCGAGATACATTCTCTGAAAGCCAAGTAGAACAAATGAGTATGCAAGAATTTAGTAAGCATGAAGACGCTATACAAGAAGCTATGCAAAATGGAACATTTAGTTATGACCTTTCTGGTGGCGCAAGATAGGGTGTTGCAATGACACTTAACTAATGTTATAATAAATGTATGAGGCAGGGGGCAAATACCTGCCTCTAACGGTTCTTTAATGATACGTCCTTAAAAGACATATCTTCTGAGAACCTAATTTCTCAATATCAGAATAGAGCCACCTTTATGGTCTACCTCTAACTCTGTTTTTTTTACAGAAGAATATAGACGTTTTGTCCACCAGTGTGGTGAGGCCCGTTTACTTTTTAGCTGCAACTAAATTGTTTTACGCACCCTCATATATCACTGCCACTTAATTGTCCTCTTCCGTGTTTGTTCAGGCTTCGGCCTAGCCATCTCACAAGGAGTACAACAATGGCATTTCCAAAAGCAGCAGGTTACGGCAACCTGCCCAACGGCAATTTTTCGAGTGTAATTTATTCGAAAAAAGTCCAACTAGCGTTCAGAAAATCTACCGTAACAGGTGATATAACGAACTCTGACTACTTTGGGGAAATTGCATCCCAAGGTGATACCGTTAATTTGGCGGCTTAGTAGAGCAATCTACTTCGAATAACTCTGTGAATTGCTGGGACATCTCTATGAGACAATCAGCAGCCAAGCCTCAAAAGAGGAAGGTTCAACGACTATCTCGAAAGAGAGTAGAGCCAAGCGGCTCGAAGCGCAGAGCATCCCTAGCGGATGATAATATAGTCTGAACTGTATGGTGACATGCAGCGGCTCGAAAGAGCGGGGCAAGAACTAGCGATCTTGTTTGAACATATTGCAGAATTATCAAAGAACCAGAAATTTCTGTCTCGCAGTATTCGAGGGGGACGCAAATACAGGCCCAGGATTTAGACGATGAGGATTTTTCATTAGTCGTAGATAAGGCAAATTACTTTGCTTTTAAAATGGACGACATTGAAGAACAGATGCAGCACTCAAACTTTATGTCGCTTGCGACAGATCGTGCGGCTCACCGTTTGGCTGATCAGTATGACCAAGAAGTACTTGGCTATTTAGCTGGTTATAAGCAGTCAGCATTACATGCATCTGCATCTGCTGTTAACGATGTAGTCAATGGCACTGTTGCTGTAGCTACTGCTGGTACAGACGAATTATTGGCTTCTATGAAGCTAACTAAAGGTTCGTTTGGTAACATCACAACAAGCTCTGCTGGAGATCATTCGATCCCACTAGCAGCACGTTTACCAGGTGCAACAGCACTACCAACAGCTACAGCATCACCAGCAATGGTTGTGTCTCGTATGAAGCGTCTATTAGATCAACAGCAAGTTGATTCACAAGGTAGATGGCTCGTGGTTGACCCCGTATTTATGGAGCTACTTGCAGACGAGAATTCATCTTTCCTAAATGGGGATTATGGTGAATCTGGTGGTCTTCGTAATGGTCTTACTGTTAAAAACTTCCACGGTTTTAGACTTTATACTTCATCGAATCTTCCAGCGGTCGGCCTAGGTAGCGGGGTTTCAGGTACAGCCAATAACAACGTTAATTTTGGCGTTATTGTCGCTGGTCATGACTCAGCGGTAGCAACAGCAGAACAGATCAATAAAACGGAAACATACCGTGATCCAGATAGCTTTGCTGACATTGTTCGTGGAATGCATCTATACGGTAGGAAGATTCTTCGTCCTGAAGCAATCGTCACTGCCAAATATAACGCAGCATAAGGGAGGAAATAACTTATGGCTACTTTAACTGCCCTTTTAGCACCAACTCGTGGTATAGGCAACCCTTCACGTAAACCTTACATGCAAGAACTTACTATTGATCTAACTGCACAGGCTATTGACTGTTCATCTGGTGATATTGTTCAGTGTATTACT